CAAGTGCTGGTAATGTAGATTGTGTTATTAGTTACCTAGATCAAACATTATAGGATTATTATGAGCGGACCAGTCGCCAATAATATATTCAAAGCATCTGGAGTCGTAGCCGCCGCAGCAGGAGGCCTTAGTTGGCAACCCGTTGTTATACCTCCCACAACAGGAAGAACTTTTACAGTAACAGTTGCAAATGTTGGTGGTGCAAATTATTATTTTATTGGTGGAGTTCGACAACTTACTTTAAATCTTACTGAAGGATTTACATATAAATTTGATCAAGCAGATAGTTCTAATAGTAATCACCCGTTTAGATTTTCAACAACAAGTAATGGTACACATGGTGGTGGATCTGAATACACTACTGGAGTAACAACTTCTGGAACACCCGGAAATGCTGGAGCATATACTCAAATAGCAGTAGCGGCTAATGCACCAACACTTTATTATTATTGTACTAATCACTCTAATATGGGTGGAACAGCAAATACAATAAGTGTAAATATAGTAGTTAGTTCAGGCAAAGGTTATTGGATCGATACTACTTCAGATACAGGAACAATTTTACTTCCAAGTTCTCCCTCAAAAGGAGATCAAATAATACTTGTTGACTACGCAAGAACGTGGGGAACAAACGAAATTATAATAGATTCAAATGGTTCAAACTATCAAGGTCAAAATGATACTTATACTGTAAAATATAGTACCAACGGTGAAGTTTTAAATATAGTTTATTCAGATGGAACCAAAGGTTGGATTCCACAAGACGATGATGAAGTAGCCGATGCACCTGTTGCACCACCTACACAAAAAGGTATTTTTGGTTTTGGCTATATTTCTAGTAGCACTGGAGTAACTAATTTAGTAGGTAGTAACGGTGTAGTTGCTGCTGACACTGCTGCTGTTGGTACTGCAAAACGAGACCTTTCAGCTACTACCTATGGTGGTGATAAAGCAATCTTTGCATTTGGTAATACTGGAAGCATGAGCAATACAAGAAATTTAGTTAATAATTCTGGAGTAGTACAAAGCAATGCTAGTGGTGCTGGAACTGCAAGACAAAGAAAATCAGCAGTATCTTATGGTTTATTGGGTGAAGCTATTTTTGCTTATGGAGAAAACGGTGGCAAAACAAATGGTAGAAATTTAGTAAACAGTTCTGGAGTTATAGCTAGTGATGTTTCAGGAGCAGGAACTGCAAGAACAAATCCTACTGCCGTAAATTATGGTTCTACTGGTCAAGCTATATTCGCTTATGGTCAAAATGCTGGTGGTTCTTATGTTAATATAAGTAATTTAGTTTCAAACACAGGTGTTTTGGCATCTGATGGAAGTGGTGTAGGAACTGCTTCTCAACAAAAAGCTGCCACTACTTTTGGTTCAAGTGGTCAAGCATTAATTGCTTTTGGTGTAAATTCTGGTGGTAGTCAAATTAATACAAGAAACATAGTTGGTAATAATGGAGTAGTTGCAGGTGATGTTTCCGGAGCAGGTACTGCAAGATATGATTTAGCAGCAACTAACTACGGTGGAGATAAAGGTATTTTTGCTTTTGGTACTGGTTCATCAATTACAAATTTAAGTAATCTAGTAAATAGTTCAGGTGTAGTTGCTTCAGATACAACTGGAGTTGGAACTTCTAGATATTCTTTAGCAGCAGCGGGGTTTTCATACAGTGCATAGTATGATAAAAGATTATAGGAAAAAATTATGAGTGGAATAGTACAAAACAACACAGTAAGAAGTTCAGGAACCATAGCTGTAGCAGCTGCTGGTCTTAACTGGGACTCTGCGGTTATAACAGCCTCAACTCTTACAGCTGAAGGTGGTAATGGTTATTTTATAAACACTAGTTCTAATATTTGTACAATCACACTTCCAAGTGCACCAGAAGTTGGAGATCAAATTGTATTTGTAGATTATGCTAGAACTTGGGGAACAAACAAAATTGTAATAGATTCAAATGGATTAAACTATCAAGGTAATGCCGATACTTTTATTATAGAATATAACACTTCAGGTGAAACCCTGGACATTGTATACTCTGGATCAAGTAAAGGTTGGATTCCACAAAATGACGATGTAGTGGTAGATGCACCTGCTGCACCAAGAACTCAAAAAGCAATCTTTGGTTTTGGAGACACTGCCGGTGGTGTTGTTTCAATGACAAATTTAGTTAATAGTAGTGGGGTTGTGGCAGTTGACACAACAGGAGTTGGTGAAGCCAGATCAAACTTAGCTTCTGCTGGATATGGTACAGATAAAGCAATATTTGCTTTTGGAAATAGCGGTTCAAATGTAAGTACAAGAAATTTAGTTTCAAATAGTGGTGTAGTAGCAGCTAATGCTACTGGAGTTAATGCTAGAAAATCTTTAGGAGCATCTGGTTATGGAACTGACACAGCCATCTTTGCTTTTGGTGATGGAGGTAGTCCTGTAAATACAAGAAATTTATGTAATAACCAGGGTGTAATAGCATCTGATGCTGGTGGTGTAGGAACAGCAAGAAGTTATCCAGCAGCAGCTAGATATGGTTCTACTGGTCAAGCAATTTTTGGATATGGTGTTAATAGTAGTACTATGTATAGTGTAACTAATTTAGTAAATAGTTCTGGGGGAATGGCATCAGATGTAAGTGGTGTAGGAACCGGTAGATATGGTTTAGGTTGTTCAAGTTATGGAACAGATAAAGCTATATTTGCTTTTGGTAAATACGGTAGTAGTTATACAGGTGTATCTAATTTAGTTTCAAATGTAGGAGTGGTTGCATCCGATACAAGTGCCGTAGCAAGTGCTAGAAATTATGTTGCTGCCGCACAATATGGGGGAGATAAAGGTGTTTTTGCTTTTGGAGAACCGGATGCTAGTAATAGAACTAATATATCAAATTTAATTTCAAATACTGGTGTAGTAAGTTCAAATGTTTCAGGAGTTGGAACTTCTAGAAGGCTTGCATCAGCAGCGGGGTTTTCATTAACGGCTTAGTATGATAAGATTAATAAGGAAAAAATTATGAGTGGAACAGTAGTAAGTAATGTATTTAGAACATCAGGAGTTATAGCAGCTACAGCAGCTGGGATTAGCTTTGAATCTACGGTTACAACTGGGACTACTTTAAGTGTTGAAGCAGGCAAAGGATATTTTATAAATACAAGTTCTAATATTTGCACAGTAACATTACCTAGTTCAGCAGCAACCGGAGATCAAATTATATTGGTTGACTTTGCTAGAACATGGGGCACTTATTCAGTGTTTATAAATTCAAACGGATTAAATTTTCAAGGTCAAGCTGATACTTATACAGTAGAGTATAATACATCGGGAGCTACTGTTAACATTATTTACTCAGGAGCAAGTAAAGGCTGGACTCCAATTTCAGATGATGTGGTAACTGATGTAGGTGTTGCACCACCAACACAAAAAGCTATCTTTGCTTTTGGTAATAGATATATTCCAGCTGGAGATCAAAGTGTTACTTACGGAATGAGTAACCTAGTAAATAGTAGTGGTGTTGTTGCAGCTGATGTATCAGCTGTTGGAGGTATTAGCACTCAAAGAGCAGCAGCTACTTATGGATTTGACAGAGCAATATTTGCTTTTGGTAATAATCCTAGTGGTCAAATAAATACGATAAATTTAATTAGTAATCAAGGTGTTGTAGCTTCTGATAGTAGTGGTACAGGATCAGCAAGATTAAGTTTGGCAGCAACAACCTATGGTACAAGTGGTACAGCTGTCTTTGCTTATGGAATTCAAAGTGGTACATCAGTAAATAAAAAAAATTTAGTTTCAAACACAGGAAGTGTAGCTAGTGACTCAGGAGGTGTTGGTACTGCCAGACATGATTTTGGAGCTGCTGGTTTTGGTTCTAGTGGTCAAGGAATATTTGCTTTTGGTTATTCTAATACTGCAGGTTCGCAACAAAATGTATCAAATATAGTTTCTAATACTGGAGTAATTGCGTCTAATCAATCCGGTGTTGGTACTGCTAGAAGTGGTTTAACCGCTGCTGCATTTGGTGGAGATAAATGTATTTTTGGATTTGGTTCTGGCGGTGGTCCTTCAAATATAGTTTCTAATACTGGAGTTGTAGCCAGTGATGTTAGTCGAGTAGGAACAGACAGAATCGGGAGTGCGGGTGTTAATTATGGTGGAACTTTAGCACTATTTCAATTTGGTGCTAATGGTACCACTTATTACAATATGAAAAATTTAGTAAGTAGTTCTGGAGTTATAGCTAGTGATGCTAGTAGTACAGGTACAATCAGAGCAAATCTTAGTGGAGCAGGATATTCAACAAGTGCATAAAATTAATAACAACAATAAAGGAGAAATATAACATGGCGTCAAAGTTTAATAGTGAGTTTAATTACAGGTACCAAGTAATAGGTGATACACCTTGGGAAAAAATTAAAACTTTACAGGGATTTTTAGAAGGTAGAATAAGAGCAGCGGCTCTTGAAGAAGTAAGTGTTTTAAAAAACCAAGCTAAAATTTCTAAATTAAAACATTTAGAGAATGGTGGTAATGGTTTAGAATATGAAATCTTAGAACTTAAAGCTGAAATATTAGAAGCTAAAAGTCATCAAGCAACTGAAAAAGAAGCTTTTGAATTAAATACTAAAGAGATTGAAATACTTAAAGGTTTATTAGATGAGCTATATGTTATTGCAGAACCTACAAGAATAGCTGGTTATTCTGATGAAGAAATGTGGGAAGCTAATCAAGCTAATGAGTTTACTGTTAATATAGGTAGAGAGATACAAGCTGAAATGATAGCAAATGGCAGACCATCAGCGGCTAAATTAAGAAATGCTATGAGTAATCCCTATACATGGAACGCATTAAAGGATATAGGTTTAGTTCCAAAAGAAACAAAAATTTTAGTTGGAAATATTAATCCACATGATAAGATAAAACTTATAGGAGTAGAAGATGAAGTTATATAAATTAGAAGCAAGCGGTTATCGAGCGTTCTTCGGAACTATAGAGAACCCAATTGTAAGAGATATTACAACTATAGCACAAACACCAAGTTGTGATGCTTTTTTGTTATTGTCTAAAGAAACACAAGACGGTTTAGAATTGTTAAGTACAGTACCTGCTGGATTTGATTTTACGTATTGCCAAGAATGGGGTCTAACAATTAATGACGCTGTTGTTGCTAGAGTAATATTAGATTTAAGAAGAATAGCTTATGGTACATGGGAATCTCAACTAGAAAAAATTCACGACGATGGAATTGATAGTTGGAAAACAGCACAAGCAGCCGTTAAAACAAAATTTCCTAAGTAGTCACTTAAGATTTTCAGGTTGAATTTACCTGTGATCTAATATAAACCATAAAAAACAGGTTTTTATATGCTACAAAAATTAGGGTTCTTACCAGGGTTTAATAAACAAGTCACATCAACAGGCGCTGAGTCTCAGTGGACTGGTGGTGAGAATGTGCGTTTTAGATATGGCACACCTGAAAAGATAGGTGGCTGGAGTCAATTAGGTGAGTCCAAACTTACTGGTGCAGCCAGGGGTTTACATCACATGGTCAATAAAGAAGGTATTAAATATGCTGTTATTGGAACCAATAGAATTTTATATGCATATTCAGGAGAAGTATTTTACGACATACACCCTTTAGTTAATCCAACAGGTACATCTATCACTAATGCATTTAGTACAACTAATGGATCACCAACTGTGACTATTTCATTTGGAGGCAATCATACTTTTCAAGCGGGAGACATTATTTTATTTAGTGATTTTTCTACCATTACTAATTCTAATTTTAGTGCTACAGATTTTAACGATAAAAAATTTATGGTAACAAGTGTATCATCTCCAACGACTATTACTATTACAATGGGTAGTAATGAAACCGGTAGTGGAGCAACTACTTCTGGTGGTATTAAATTTTTTCAATACTATCATGTAGGTCCAGCAGAACAAGTTGGTGTTTTTGGATGGGGCATAGCTCAATTTGGTGGAACAGTAACTTCTCCTAAAACAACAACTTTGAATGGGGCCTTATCGGCTAACTCAGCAGGAACAGGTGGAACTGGAACCAATATTGTTTTAACATCTGTATTAAACTTTCCAATAACTGGAACTAATTTTATACAAGTAGGTACGGAAGAAATTTCTTATACAGGAGTTAACGTAGCAACAAATACTTTAACGGGAATAACTAGAAATGTTAGAGGAACAACTAATGCTTCTCATAATACTGGAGCTACTGTTACAGATCACAGTGGGTTTTCTGGTTGGGGTCAATCAGCAGCTAACACGGATACTGTAGCTGAACCTGGTCTATGGTCCTTGGACAATTTAGGTAGCACTTTAATTGCTTTAATATTTAATGGAGAATGTTTTGAATGGGATTCTAATTTAACTAATGCAACAGGAACTAGGGCTACAATTATTACAGGAGCACCGACAGCATCAAGAGACATGTTAGTATCAACTCCAGATAGACACTTAGTATTTTTTGGAACAGAAACTACGATTGGAGATAAAACAACACAAGATGATATGTTTATCAGATTCTCTTCTCAAGAAAATATAAATGACTACACACCTACAGCAATCAATAGTGCGGGTACACAAAGACTGGCCGCTGGATCACGGATCATTGGTGCAACGCTTGGTAGAAATGCAATTTATGTTTGGAGTGACACTTCTTTATTTACTATGAGATTTGTTGGAACTCCTTTTACATTTGCTTACGAACAAGTTGGAACTAACTGTGGATTAATTGGTAAGAATGCAGCGGTAGAAGTAGATGGTGCAGCTTACTGGATGTCTGACAATGGTTTCTTTAGGTACACCGGTAAACTAGAATCAATGGATTGTTTAGTTGAGGATTTTGTTTATGATAATTTAAATACAACATCTAATCAATTTATTTATTGTGGTATTAATAACTTGTTTGGTGAAATTACTTGGTTCTATCCAACGGCTAATTCTAATGTTAACACTAGATCGGTTACTTATAGTTATTTAGATTCCACATCTAAAAGACCTATATGGTTTACTAACGCTAGTGCTTTATTTACTAGAACAACATGGCAAGATTCTGCTGTATTTGGTTTACCTCATGCAACACAATACGATGCAGGCACTGATACTTCTTTTGATGTAGTAGGTAACACAGATGGCATTTCATATTACTATGAACATGAAACAGGTTTAAATCAAATAAGACTTGGTGCAACAACTGCTATCCCAGCTAACATTACGTCAGGTGATTATGATATTACACAAAAAATTGTAAAAGGAGCAGCTACAAACATGGCTGACCTTAGAGGAGATGGAGAAAATATGATGAGAGTAAGTAGAATTATTCCAGATTTTATTAATCAATCAGGTAATACAATTATTCAATTAGATTTAAGAGATTACCCTAACGAAGCTGCAGCCAGTTCATCACTTGGACCTTTTACAGTAACATCAAGTACTACAAAAGTAGACACAAGAGCTAGAGCTCGGTCAATAGCTCTTACCATATCTAACACAGCGGTTGATACTAGTTGGAAGTTAGGAACTTTTAGATTAGATATACAATCTGGAGGAAGAAGATAATGGCAAAGATAGTACAATCATTAACCAGAGCTGCTGAAGAGTATGATCAAGATATATCACAATCTTTAATTAGAGATTTAGATGCTGTGTTAGAGAAATTAAACACAACGTTTCAAGAAGAATTAAAACAGGAGATAGAGGCTAGAAGTCTCTTTTTAGATTAATGGCAGTAGTAAACCAATATAAATTTGCAGGTATAGA